ACCGATTATCTGGATCATTCAGCCACTTCTTCATGGCTACCGGGTCATCCACGATGCCCTTCATCTTCAAATCATAAAAGACCGCCATGGGGATGGAAGCCACCTTGTTCCATTCGCCATAGCGCCCATGGTCTTCATTAAACTGCGCCTTATTGGCTTCAATAATACCAGACACATCCTGGCGCTTCTCAATCAGCGCCGTATCTGTGCCCTCATCATAATGCCAGTAAGAAGTAATCCCACTTACCGGATCAATGTTGAAAACCTTGTCAGCCATAAGCCACCTTTGAGGTGGGGCTGGCAGTTACCCGCCAGCCCCGTTGCCATTACGAAGTCGTCAAGTCAGCAGCGATACCATGCGCGGCTTCCTGGCGGACCATCAAGCCGTATTCGCAAAGCATCATGCGCTTTTCCGCATCGCCGGTCTTCGCCAGGTCCATCGTCTGGATCGGGCGGAGGATCGCCGTAGCCGCGTATTCCGGGTCAAGCACGAAAGCATCGCGCTCACGCTGGAAGCGGTTGGGAACCACAGACACCGCGCCGAAGTCAGACACATAAACGTCAGCCGCGCCAATGATAACAGTCGGGCGCGGAGTGGCTTGGTTGTAGCGAATTTCGGCAATGCCAGCGAAGCCGCTGACGGTCTGCTTGTTGAACGGGCCGACCATCAGAATCTTCGGCGTACCGCCTTCGGTCCACACCTGGGCAATAACGTCCTTCAGGATGACTTCCGTGAAGGCACGCTGAGTGCCATCAACACGAGTGGCGTTCACCACACCGTTGGAAACCGTCGGATCAGAACCGTTAGAAGCCTTGTTTGTGTTGGTACGCAAGAAAGCAGGCAAGCCCGCCGTCTGACGCGCCGTGGTGTTGTTACCCGCGTTAGCGGCCTTGGACGCCAGCAGAACGGCTTCCATGTCGCGCTTCAGTTCGGCGCCGTTCTTCGCCATCTGATAGGCAAGTTCAGAACGACGGCCAGCCTTGTCCACGCTTTCCAGGGTGCCGGAGATCACAACCGTCTTACGGCTGATCTGCGTGTAGTTACCCAGGCGAGTCGTCGGGGTCACCGCGTCGAAGGAAGAGATATCATCACCTTCCAGCGCCGCATTGGTGGTGGAAGCCGCCGCCAGGCTATCGGTCTGCCACTCGAAGAACGTGTTCTTCACGTTCACGCGGGCAGTGTTAGACTGGAACGGGGTTTCTTCCGGCGAGATGTTGTAGATCACATTCGCCAGATCTTCACGGATGCCCTTGGCATCATAGCGCGTGAAGGTATTAGCAACGATAGTCATAGCCTATATCCTTTCAGAGAAGCGCCGCTAGAACACTAGCGGCATCGTTGACAGTCCCGGTTTTAGCGAGACGCTGCTTTGCACGGGTTAAGTCCGTAACATTCTTGGTTCCTGGTGCTGAAGCTGATGAACCGGGGCGAACAGGACGCATGGTTTGGGCGGGCTTCACCGAAGCTTGTGCCTTCCGCTGTCCTTTATCGTAAAGCATAGCTTTACGGAGTAACGCCACATGTTCAGCACGATGCAGGCTATTGATCTCGGTTTCATTCAAACCTTGATCCACCAGCCAATCCCGTAGCTGCTTTTTCTCAGACGCTGCCGCCTTTTCGTCTTTCCACTCAGGGATCAACTCAGGCAAGCGTTGCGCCTGCTGCACCAAAATGGCCTTCATTTGCTCAACAGATTGATGCTCAAAAGTTTGGTTCAGCCTTTGTTGTTCAGCCTGAATGGCTGCCAACTTAGCCGCCCGATCTTCCTGCACCTTGCGCCATTGCCGCTCTAGCCGAGTCGCATTGATGGGGTCTTCCTCATAAAGACGGTCCCAATCAGGTTGCTGCTCGACCTGTGCGGTGGATTGCAACTGTTGCTGTAAGGCCCCCAAAAGCGTCGCGTATTGCGCCCGCTCTTGCCGAATGGCTTCAGCCTCTGTTTGGAACGCCTTGCGCTCTTCCGCCAGTTGCTGCGTCTTCCGGCTATAGTCCGCCTGCCGCGAATAACCCCGCGCCAGTTCGTCCAGCGTCACCTCAACTTCCTCACCAGCGACCTTTACTTTGATCGACTCCGGAAGCCTTTCACGAGGTTGCTCTTCGTCCTGTGCTTCGTCTTCACTTTCAGCGGTTTCCTCAACGGTTTCCTCAGAAGCCTGCGCCTCTGTTTCCTCCGTTTCGGTGCCCTCCGCTTGCGCTTCGGGCTGCTGCGCCTCACCGACCTGGGTATCGCTGTCATCAGCGGCCAGAATATCGGCTATGGCATCTTGTGCCTGGTGGATTCCGATCCCGCCTTGGGCGGGGGTGCCGGACGATTCAGACATCAAACTTCATCCTTCCTAAAAACGCCTTTCGGCGATTGCTGCTGCCACTTTGCCGCTGTCTATAACGGCTTGAAGTGACCGCAAGAACTCGTGCATTCCCCGCATCGTCGCGTGGATGTATTTCTGATCAGCCTCAAACTTGGCGGTCTTCCACTCGTCAAACAACTGCTTCTCAACCAACTCCACCGCCGCTTTCAGAGTCGGATCATTCATCAGCCTGAGAGCGTCGTTCCCCGCCGCTATCTGAGTTGCAAAATCAACCATAAGGCCCACCCATAGCACCCGGCGCCATATTTGCACCCGCTACCTGTGGCACCTGTTGGCGCTGCATCATCTGCATCTGGCGCATCGCCTCACGGTCCCGCTCCATAGAAGCCCTGATCTGCGCCACATCAATCTGCGCCCCATAACGAGCCTGCATCTCGGCAATCTTGACCATCAAATCAGCTTCCATTTGATCGCGCTGCAAGTCGTCCTTACGGACCATTTCCTCGCGGCGCAATTCCAATTCAGCCGCCTTCTTTTGGATGTCAGCCTGAATCGCCGCCATCTGCGCCTGGGCCAGCATTTCTTCCGGCGAAGGCTTCGGTGGTTGCGGTGGCATTGGGGGCATTTGCGCCGGATCACTAAAGAACTGATTAGCGTCCTTGTAGCCGGAAAGCGCCAATATTTGCGCCAGTGTATTCCGATACTGCGCCAAACTAACCAGCGGGTTATCCATGCCAGCCAACTGCAAGATTTGCTCTTGTTTTGCCATAACTGTGGTGAGAACTTGGATTTTCTCCTGTTCCGTGCCACCACCCAGCGCGATATTCGCAATAACATCCATGTTGGCATCCCAACTGCGCGGGTCCACCGGCACAAACTGACCGCGCAACCGAACCATACGCTCCGCGCGCTGGTTCTGGACCGCTAACTTCAACAAGCCCGTAAACAGCCGCTTCATGCCGCTTTCCGCAAAAATACGGGCAATCAGTTCAATACGCTGTTGGGCCGCTGACACCGTAGCCGCCACCGCTGCGCGGGTAGAAGACTGCAAACTATCCGCCGCCAAGCCAGCCGCCGCCTTGGTAATGCCCGTGCGGCTTTCCTTCATGCCATCCATGTAGTCCAGCATCGGGAAAGCCTGCTGGCCCACGAATGGCAAGTTAAACGGCTGCACCATCCCCGGCGCCCGCATACGGATGACGCCACCAACTTCCGTATTCAGCACATCGTCAACATTCACCTGGCCCTCAACCACACCCACACGCGGATGAATGGCCAGCGCCAGACTATCCAGCATATTCCGCTGGATGTTGGATTTGATAAGCTGAATATCCATCACCTGATCAGCAACAGACAAACCGAAGAACGTGTGAGGTTCTGGGTCAGGGCAGAACACCGCAAACGGGATCATGTCCGCCGGTTCATTCCGCATAACCTCATAAGCCTGACCAACCGTGCAAATGCGGCGCAGTTCCGCGATGCCGTCGCCATCCATGTCGATCTTTACATAGGCTTCGACGTACAGAACCTTTTTCGCGGCAACATCAGACCGATTAGCCATATCAATGGTGGCTTGCGGATTACGAATAAACCGCTCTTCATTGTCCTCTAGTTCATCAACTTCATTGGCGTATGGATTGATTTCATCAGGATCATAACCCATTGCCACCAATTCACTGACCGTCATGATGCGGCGATGCGCGACAATGGACGAATCATCCAGGCTAATAGCAGACCGCGCCACCAACAGTTCTTCCGGCGGAACCGCCGCAATCTTCAAGCGGCCCCTGTCCCAGCGACGGATAACCCGCACATCATACATAGCCGGGCCAGGCATCCCCGTAGCCGGATCAATATCCCCCGGATAAGCCACCGTCACTTGCACTTCACAATCAGGATCAGAGTTCAATACCGCCAGCGCAGTATCGTCCAAACCGCTCATATCAACGGTCTGGATTTCTACCTGAGAATCCCAGTAAAACTTGATGATCCCGGTTTTGCAAACCAAGGCATCCTTGAAAGCAGAATAGAAAATCTCAAAGCCCGGATTATCGCGCGTAATCACATAATTAATGTAGTCCGTCGCCTGTTCCGCTGCCGCCACATCTTCTGGGCCATTGGGGACGAACTCAACAATCTTCTGGCTACCAAAGAATACACGCATCAGGCTCGGCAAGATCGCCTGCACCGTATCCCGCACATCGCGGCTAACTACCTGGGACCGCCCATCTTCCTCGTTCCCGAATGGCATTCCACGGTAATACTCAGTCGCCACCGCCCGCAATGGCGAAATGGTGCTGTCGATATAATCAACCGCATCTTCGATCTCGCCAGTAACAATAGCCTGAATATCAATCTCATCTGGCAATTCAGCATCCATGCCAGCGTCAACCGCCATATCCTGCATCATGCCTGTCAAGTCAGACACCAAATCTGAAATCTTCGGGTCCATGTGTTTATCCTAACAAGCCAAGCGATGCGCGGGGGACGATGTTGCCATTCACGACAACATAACCACCAGCCGGGTTATATGGGGCAATGGTAGGGGTGGCTATTGGCGCAGCCCCCGTAGGAAGTTGTTCATTCAATAACGCATACTCGCTCGCAGTATCAAAAGACGGGGGCGCAGATAAATCCGGCGTACTGAAAGCCGACATTGGCGCTTCCGCCAAAGCGTCAAAACCCAATGCTTGCCCAAATTGATCTGTCGCACTCTTGCCCATAGCGCCCAAAGACATGGCGTTAGCCAAAGCCTGATCATAAGAAACTGCCGTGGGGTCCAGCCCCATCATGCCAAGCTGCTCATTTAGATTACCAACATCAAGCCCCGTACCAATCGCCGTACCCAGCGCGCCAAGACCAGGGACGCCCGTCACGGCGCTTGCCGCCATCCCCATCAAGCCCATACCAAGCGCAGAAGGCGCCTGGCCAAATGGCGCAGTGTTCACCGTCGCTGTCGGGGCTGCTGGCGCAACATCCGCCACCGCCATATCAGCCCCGCTAATACCTACATCGGCAGCAGTTGGCCCGGTTTCATTGGTGTCGCCAGCCCCAGCGCCGGTTGGACCGGCGCCAGTTCCTGAAACTCCACCGGCAGCAGCGGCAGTGCCTGCTTCAGAATTAGCAGCATCTCCGCCAGTATCACTATCACTTCCATTTGAACCGTCGCTCCCATCACTACCATCCCCATCCTCATAGGAAGGGATGCCATACCGCGTCTTACGCCCAGAACCACCGCGAGCCTTCAGCAAATCTGCTTCCTTGCGCGTGATATAAGCCAGCATATGATCCTGGCCCTTGATCTTCAACTCACGCGGGGCGGTGACGGCTTTAGACATCAATACTCTTCCTCTGTCTCTTCATCGTCGCCCTGGGGCAACATCACCTTCGCCATCAAAACCGTCTCGCGCTGGCGCTTGGTCATCGGCTTGGTAATCGGCCCACCAACTAACCACGCGCTGCAAACCCGCGACGCCGCGCACTTAAACTCCAACAATTCGCAATAACCCAAATTCGCCGCTTCAGACACTTCGGGCGCATACGTCTCATCGTTGCTCTCTTCTCCCTGGATGCCCTTAACAATGCACGCCATCATTTCCGGGGTCTGGATGAACGCGGCGCAATTACCACACC